GCATTTGCGGTGGGTAGCCTTATCAGCACGGCAGACCAATACGGGCAAATATCATCCCGTATCAAAATGGCAACCGGCTCACAGGAAGAATATAACAGCGTCCAGCAACGCTTAATGGAAATTAGTGACCGCACATATAAAAGTATCGAGGAGCAATCCGAACTTTATATTCGCAGTGCCAATTCTATGAAAGAGCTGGGTTTCTCCACCGCCAGTACGATTGATTTTATTGATTCAATTTCGAGCGCCTTAACCATTAACGCCGCCAGTGCTGAAAAGGGCGAAAGCGCGATTAATGCCCTGTCTAAATCCATGGTGAATGGCAAGGTGGCGGGTGATCAGTGGCATGCCGTCATGGAGATTATGCCGACCGTCATCGGTGATATTGCCCGCTATCTGGGTACCACCGAACTTGAAGTGAAAAAACTTGGTGCGGCTGGAAAGTTATCAATGGATACCTTTTCCAAGGCGGTAATTGCGGCAAAAGGCCGTAACGCAGAACTGGCTGAAGCCATGCCGACCACGGTTGGTGATGCTATCACTAAACTGTCAAACCATTGGAAAGCCTATATCGGGGATGCCAACACTGCAATGGGTGTGACGGCAGCGATATCCGGCGTGATTTCCACTGCGGCGAATAATATTGATGTGCTGGTTGCTGCCGGTACTGGGCTGGTTGGCCTTGGACTGGCACGATACTTCGGCGGGTTGGCCAGCAGCGTTAGCAGCGCGACTGGCAATCTGATTACCGCAACCCGCTCACAACTTGCCCTAGCTGCGGCGCAAGTTGAGGGTGTTCAGGCATCACTGCTTCAAATCCGGACTGAGCGAGAATCAGCGGTAGCAGTCCAGAAATCGTTAGTTGCTCAACTACAGCTGGCACAAACCGAAAAGGCTCGCGCCGTTATTCGTGCGCAACTGGCAGTTAACTCCGCTGCTGTTGCGGCGGCATCACGTGCCGAAGTCGCTGCAACCGATGCTCTTGCGGCGGCGCAGGGGCGCTTAAATATCGCCTCTGGGCTGGCAAGTAAGGCGCTGGGCTTGGTGGGAGGCCCGGTCGGGGCCGCAATGCTGGCAGCCGGTGCAATCTATTATTTCTACGAAAAATCAGAGCAGGCCAAACGTTCAGCGACAGAGCTGGCGGGTGGCGTAGGTGGGCTGATTGATAAAATGCGGGAGATGGGGAATGTTCAGTTAGCGGCTGAGATCGGCAAGCTGAATAACTCATTACCGGCGCTCTCTTCTGTTGTTGCTGATGCGCAAAAGAATTACGACAAAGCGACAGAAGCTGTCGAACGTCACCGGCGACAGATTGAGTTATGGGGGGAAGATTCTGCGATAGGGCGTCAAGCCACTGAAGCGATGAATACCGCCTACAACAATCAGTCCATAGCACTTAAAGAACTGACGGATGCGCAGGACAATAAAAACCGCGCGGTCAATGGGGCGAATGTTCTCAGCGCTCAGTTGAATGGGACGCTTAAAGAAGGTGTTGGAATTTTCAAGCTGGAAAATGTCGAGGTTGGGATTGCGGCCGGAATGATGGCTAATTTTACCAGTTCTCTGAATATTGCTACCCAAGCCAAAACCGCCTTTAACTCAACTAGTCTGATTCTGCCCGTCAGCGAAGAGCTTAAAAACGCGCAAAAGGTGCAGGACGATAAGCTAGCAATATTAAAGCTGTCGGGCAGGGCGCAGGCGACAGAAATAGCCAGACAAGAAGCTGAACGGCTCAAAATTACTGATCCGAAAGAGGTATCGAAATTCGTCAGCGGCGAACTCAGAAACTACGATCAATCTGAGAAGAACAAAGCGAATGAGCAGGCGAAAAGCAAAGCCGCTAGTGCAACAAAAACGGCTGAAAGCGCAACAAAAGCCTATGAACAAGCCATTGCCAATCTGAATAAAGAGATTCAGGTTGAGTCAGTTCGACTCAAGCAAGGTGAAGCGGCCGCGTCATTATTTGCGGCATCGATTGAAACTGGGGCGAAATATACCGATGGCCAGCGCGCTGAACTGGAACGGTTGAATAAAACCCTCGCGGAGTCAAAACAGCGCTGGGAGGACCACAACGCCGCTATTGCGTCAGATCCTTACCGCAGCGCCGCAGAATCTCAGCGTCAGGCGCAAGAGCAGCTTCAACGGCAGGTTGCTAGCGGTGAAATACAAAGCGCCGAAGAACTTTCTCGGCGTAAACAGCAGATCCACACGGACTATCTGGCAGCTTTGGCAGATGCTAACCAACGTTACGCTGTCAGCGCCAATGATGAGTTGGCCGGTAATGTCGATCCGGTGCAAAGTCTGAGCAACCAGTTGGCAAAACGTCAGGCGCTTATCGAGACTTATGCGGCGGCAGGCGTTATCACTGAGCAGCGAAAAAATCAGCTTATTCTTGCTTCCGAGACGGAAACCCGCGAACAGCAGTATCAAGCATCTTTGCAATTATTCGCCTCACAAGGTGACCTGCAACGCATGGCCGTTGATCTGTTTCAGGACTCACAAGACCGGCTCACTAATATGCTGACTGGTTTAGTGAATAAAACTCAAACAACTAAAGAAGCGTTGTCGAATTTATTCGCGTCATTGTCTCAATCGATTATCAAAAACCTTGTTGATATGGGAGCGCAAGCCTTTGTCACTAGTTCGATCATGCAGACGATTACGGGCGTCTCTGGTGGGTTGTTAGGTGGATTTATGGGAGGCGCAAGCAGCGCGGCAGGGTCTGCCAGTAATGCATTCTCGGGTGGCGCTTATAGCGGGTTGTCATTTAATGCCAAAGGCGGCGTTTATGATTCACCTAGCTTGAGCGCCTATAGCGGTCAGGTTGTCAGTTCACCGACCTTTTTTGCGTTTGCAAAAGGGGCTGGCGTCATGGGCGAGGCGGGGCCAGAGGCGATTATGCCGCTCACCCGCTCTGCAGATGGTTCGTTGGGTGTCAGGGCGGTCAGTAGCAATATGCCGACTAGTTCTGCTGGTTCAGCAGCGCCACAGGTTTATATCACCATCGACGGCAACGGCAACACCTCCACGCAAAGCAGCCAAGGCATGGAGCAGTTTGGCGCGGAGATCGGCGCATTTGTTGATAGCCGCTACAAAGTGCTGATGGCTAAAGATTTGGGACCAAATGGCACACTAACAAATCGAATCAGGGGGCGTAGATGATCAGGGAGTTTGAATATTGTCCGCGCATAAATCCGGTTGGAGACATCACAACCCGAACTCGAGAGTTGCAGCTAGGGGATGGGTATACACAGCGGTCCGGCGATGGACTCAATGAAGAGGATCAAAGCTGGCCGCTTTCGTTCGTGGGTGAACTCGACTACATCACACAGATACGGCAATTTTTGCGAGAACATAAAGGCTACAAGGCTTTTCAGTGGCGAAACCCCATGGGGGAGTTGGGTCTGTATTGTTGCCAAAAGCAGCAGGTGAAAGCCTCGGGGAAAAACGCAGCCGGAAAGCCCATGTTTGAACTCTCCGCAACATTCATTATTGCTTACCATCCATAGGAATTCATCGTGTTAAACACTGACTTACAGATGTTGGAACCGGGCAGTAAAGTATTGCTGTTCGAAGTGGACTGCACCGAGTTTGACGGCCCACAGCTTTATTTCCATAACCATTCCATCCCTTATAGCGAGGCCGATCTGGAGGCCGCAGGCGGCAACCCTGATTTATTGCCAGTGAAGTCAATCTGGTGGCAGGGGCGCGAATATAAGCCGTGGCCGACTGCGATAGAGGGAATGGAAGTGACCAGTGACGGCAACGCATCAACACCAACACTGACGGTCGGTAATCTGGATGGAACGATTACGGCGTTATGTCTGGCTTATCAAAATCTGGTATTAGCGCAGGTAAAAGTACACACCACGTTTTCTCATTACCTCGATGCCAGAAACTTTCCGGAAGGAAACCCAGAAGCGAATCCAGATGAAGAGAAACTCGAAGTTTGGTATATCGACAGCAAGAGCTATGAGGATAACGAGCAGATCCAATTTGCGTTATCCAGTCCTGCAGACTTGCAGGGCATTATGCTACCCACTCGTCAGATCCACTCTCTTTGTACTTGGTGCATGCGCAATCAATATCGTGGGGCGTCATGCGGATATACCGGTACCGCTTATTTTGATGAAGACGGCAACCCAACGGACGACCCCAGTAAAGATAAATGCTCTGGGCTTCTTTCAACGGGCTGTGAAACACGCTTCGGAAAAGGTAAGCCGCTCCCGTTCGGTGGCTTTCCCGGCTCTGCGTTGATAAAGAGGTAGTCATGCGTAAACATATTATTACTGCGTTGCTGGCTCACGCCAAAGACGCTTATCCCGCCGAATGCTGTGGGCTGGTGGTACAAATCGACCGCAAGCAGGTTTACGTACGTTGTGCCAACACCGCGCCAGAGTCGGGTGAGCAGTTTCGTATTGATCCGGCTGAATATGTAGCAGCGGAGGAAAGCGGGACGATTATTGCCATTGCTCATAGCCATCCAGACGCCACAACTCAACCCTCGCAGTTAGATATTGCGCAGTGTGACGTGTCACAAATGCCGTGGATAATTGCCAGTTGGCCAGAGGGGGATATTCGCCAGATTATGCCGAGCGAGGGAATAAAACCCCTCAAGGGGAGGCCGTTTGTCCATGGGATATGGGATTGTTATGCCATCGTGCGGGACTGGTACCGGCTTGAACGTGATATTACCTTGCCTAATTTTGAGCGGTCCGATGGCTGGTGGGATCGCGGTGAAAACCTGTATATGAAGCATTATGCTGATGCTGGTTTTTATGCCCACACAGAGCCATTAGAGGTGGGGGATGTCATACTGATGCAGTACAAAGCGAATGAACCGAATCATGCGGGTGTTTATCTTGGCGATGGCAAAATGATACACCATCGCTATGGTTCACTGAGTGAAATTGTTCCTTATGGTGGCTACTGGCTTGATCGCACTATTAAGGTGTTGCGGTACCAAATACCAGAGTAAATGCTATCATTCGGTTTTCTGCATGGAGATAAACGGATGAAAAGGTTGTTTCTATTGGTAGCTATAACTGCATTATTATCTGGCTGCTTGACCTCCCCTAATGAAATAAGGGATACAAAACCTATAATTTCAGGGCATACAACAAAATCAGCTCATGCATATATAGGGTGTGTGTTGAACAACTGGAATGAAAAAGAGTTAACAGATCCAGTAGTTGCCCAGCCAACAGCAAATGGTTATTCAGCTCAAGTAAATGATATGGCCAGAGGTGTGGTGGTTTTACTCGACGTAGAAAGTGATCCATCTGGTGGTAATAATTTCAAACTGTATCAAAAAAGAGACCTCTATTTTTATAATGCAGCAGTTTTATCCTGTAAGTAACTATTAATCAATCTAAACCCGCTTCGGCGGGTTTTTTATTGGGGGTAGTATGTCAGAAGTAAAAACAATTCGTTTATATGGTCAGTTAAAGCAATTTACAGAAAATAAAGACGGAATCTTTCGTTTTGCTGCCAGTTCAACACAAGAAGCGATTAAAGCCTGCTGTGTATTATTACCGGGCTTTGAGCGATTTCTTAATGAAGCAAAAGATAAAGGGCTTACGTTCGCTGTTTTTAAGGGAAAACGTAATATATCTAAAGATGAGTTGGAATTTAATATTGGTGATGAAGAAATAAAAATAGCTCCAATAATTATTGGTAGTAAAAAGGCTGGGTTATTTCAAACTATTTTAGGTGCAGTGCTTATAGCCGCTGCTCTTTGGAATCCAGTCATTGGTGGAGCTGCGCTTATGTCTGCAAAAGTAGCCTATGGTGTTGGCATGATGGGAGCATCCTTGGCTCTAGGTGGAATGGTTCAAATGCTCTCACCTCAGCAAGGTGGGCTAGCAATGCGAGAATCACCGGACAATAAACCCTCATACGCATTCGGTGGGCCGGTTAACTCCATTGCTCAGGGTAATCCAGTGCCACTGGGGTACGGTAAGCGTCGAATTGGCGGGGCGTTAATATCCGCAGGCATCCACGCCGAAGACCAACAATGATAATTAGCTTATTCACATAACCCGCTTCGGCGGGTTTTTTATGCCCGGAGAAAAGATAATGTCTAAAGGCGGATCGTCTAACACCAGAACACCGGTAGAGTCTCCCGATTCACTACAATCCACATCCTATGCAAAATTACTTTTCGCGCTTGGCGAGGGAGAGTGGGAAGGTGGGCTAGATGGTACAAATATTTTCCTTGATGGTACTCCCATCAAAAATCCAGACGGTTCTATTAACTTCCCCGGCGTTCAGTATGAATTCCGTTCCGGTACCCCAGATCAAACTCACATTCCCGGCATTCCAGATATTGAAAATGAAACAGCGATCGGCCTTGAGCTGACCAGTCAGACGCCATTTGTCAGAGCCGTGACCAATACTCAATTATCAGCCGTTCGGTTTAGATTCTCATGGTCGGCGCTACAGCGTCAGTTAGATGATGGTGATGTTGTTGGTTATCGAATTGAATATGCAGTTGATGTGGCTACAGATGGCGGCGCTTATCAGCAAGTATTGACCTCTGCAGTGGATGGCAAGACGACAACAAAGTATGAGCGCAGCCACCGCATTGATTTACCTGATGCCACTACTGGTTGGCAGATCCGTATTCGTCGTATTACCGCCAATTCAACGAGCAATATGATTGCGGATAAAATGGTGATCGATGCCATTACTGAAGTTATTGACGCAAAGTTGCGCTACCCCGAAACCGCTTTATTGTTTATTCAGTTTGATGCCAGTCAGTTCCAAAATATCCCTGTGGTTTCCTCTGAGCCTAAGATGCGAATTGTCCGCATTCCGTCTAACTATGACTCTGCCACTCGGAGTTATTCAGGCATATGGGATGGCTCTTTTAAGTGGGCTTGGACGGATAACCCTGCATGGATTTACTACGATGTTTTAGTGAGTGATCGGTTTGGTTTAGGTCAGCGTATAAAAGCGGCCAATCTTTATTATACAAAATTAGATTTATATCAGATTGCTCAATATTGTGATCAGCTTGTTCCTGATGGGCGGGGCGGTAACGGCACGGAGCCTCGATTCACTTGTAATATCTATATCCAAGCTCAGGCCGAAGCATGGACGCTTATTAATGACATGGGGGCTATATTCCGTGGCATGACCTTCTGGGCCAATAATCAGATGAACGTTCTGGCCGATATGCCCCGTGATATGGATTATGCAATCACCCGCGCCAACGTGAAAGATGGAAAATTTACCTACAGCAGCGCCAGTGAAAAAACACATTATAGCCATGCGTTCGTGTCGTGGTCTGATCCGGCCAATGGTTATCAAGATGCGATTGAGCCTGTATCTGAGATTGCGCTAGTTCGCCGGTTTGGTGTGAAACAGGCAGATGTGACCGCTATCGGTTGCACTCGACAAACAGAGGCGATCCGTCGCGGAAAGTGGGTTCTACACACCAATGATGCTGATCGTTCTGTATCGTTCACGGTTGGTCTGGATGGGAAAATACCTCTACCCGGCTATATTGTGGGAATTGCCGATGAAATGGTTGCTGGTCGGCCTCTTGGGGGGCGGATAAGCAAGGTTAACGGTCGCAACATTACACTCGATAGAGTTTCCTCCGCAGCAGTGGGTGAGCGACTCATCGTGAATCTTCCCAACGGCAAGGCCGAAGGGAGAACGATTCAAACTGTTGCGGGGAAAGTCATCACTGTCACAACGGCGTTTAGCGTAACACCGGTACCCCAATCAGTTTGGGCCATTGATGCCAGCGATTTAGCTTTGCAGCTTTTCCGTGTCACGGGCATAACCGAGGGAAGTGACGGGGTATCTTACGACATCACAGCTATTGAGTATGATCCTAATAAATTTGACCGCATCGATACTGGGGCCAGAATCGAGGACCGTCCAATCAGCGTAATTCCACCAGGCGTTCAGCCGCCGCCAACGAATGTTGTTATTGATAGCTTTTCGGCTCTATCTCAAGGACTGGCCGTAACAACATTGCGTGTGACATGGGAGCCGGCTGCTAGCGCAATAGCATACGAGGCAGAGTGGCGGCGCGATAATGGTAACTGGATATCAGCGCCACGTACATCCGCACAAGGATTTCAGGTTGAAGGGATTTATGCGGGACAATATCAGGCTCGTGTTCGTGCTATTAACCCCTCTGAGATATCTAGTATTTGGGCGAACGCGCAGGAAACAACACTAAAAGGCAAGGAGGGGAATCCTCCCATGCCTGTTGGCTTTGCTGCAACTGGCATTATCTTTGGTATTACCTTGAGTTGGGGTTATCCGGAAGGGGCTGAAGATGCGCTAAAAACAGAGATTGAATATAGCCTGTCTGCTGATGGTACTGATGCGATGCTGCTGAGTGACGTGCCGCACCCGCAACGGAACTACACGATGCAAGGCTTAAGAGCAGGGCAAGTCTTCTGGTTCCGTGCTCGAATAGTTGATAAATCAGGTAATCAGTCGCCATGGATAGACTGGTTTCGCGGCATGTCCAGTACAGACACAAGTTCGATCCTTGAGTTTGTGGGCGATGAGTTCATTACAAACACCGTTGCCGGGCAGCAACTACTTAACGACGACTTCATGAATGCTGAGGCTATTCTTGAAACAGCCAACGCCAATAACGCCAGTATTCGCCAGCAATGGGCGCACTATGGGGAGAATAAAGCGGGGATTGTTGAGATATGGACCACTCAGGCTGATGCGGCTAGAGCATTTGCAGAATATCAGTTGGTAGTTACCGCAACATTTGAAGATCAGACAGCGGCTATTGGTCAAAAAATGACGGCTGTAGTTGATGCTGATAGTGCTATTGCGACATACAGCTTAGGTGCTGGTCTGAACTATAACGGCCAGTTTGTCAGTGCCGGAATGGTCATTGGTGCTGAATTTATTAATGGTGTGGCGAAAGCATCGATTGGATTTAATGCTGATAGCTTTATTCTCTTAAGTGGACCCGAAGATAATAAATTCTCTCCATGGGCTGTCGTAAATGGGCAGACGTTTATTAATGACGGATTTATTCAAAATGGCTCAATAACTAATGCCAAAATCGGTCAGTATATAATGTCTGACAATTACGTGATGGGAATGCTGGGCTGGAAAATAGATAAACTCGGTAACGCCGAATTTAATAACGTTACAGTCAGGGGAACAGTATATGCAACAGCAGGTAAATTTAGCGGAACGATTGAAAGTAATGACGGCTATTTCGGTGGAACTGTATACGCTAATAAAATCATTGGCGATGTTGTTCAGGGCGTTCATTTAAAAGGATATGTAACAAATACAGGAATGTCGGCGGGTGCATCAGCAGATCGAGTCCCTAGCGGTGTATTGTGGACGGTATTTTCATTTGATTCTGCAAATTTTGAGAGAGTGCTGATTATTAACGGGGATGTTACGTGGGGGAATATCTACTCTGGAAACGATTTGAATCTACTAATAAATGGCGTGGTCGTCCAAAGTTTCATTACAGGCGGGGCATCAACCCCAGCGACAACAGTGGGCGGCGTTTCATTCAGAGTCCCTGCAACTGTCTTGGGTGGGATGGATGTTGTCAGCATTCGATACAATAACTTTGGCGGCGGGAGTTCGAATGTCACCCCATTGTTTAATGCCACGGTGTTAGTGTGCAAGAAAGGAAGTGCTGGTGTTCTTGTTGGACCTAATAATATCCCCGCTTAATAAACTATCTCATAACCTATAACGGACGCCTGTATTATTTAAAATACACGGCGTTTTAATTTAATTAAATATCATAAATGATAGGGATCACTATGATTGGTGCTTGGTATAGAACTGGGACAATTACAGCTCCATCCGGTCAGAATGTTATTACTGGCTCTGGAACGCAATGGGCTAACAATGTTATGGGTGTTGCGATTGGACAGGCATTGTATGTCACCAGAGCTGATGGAAACACATTGGTTTATGAAATATTGGCTGTAGACAGTGATACGAAAATTAGAATTAATGGAAATATTGTTGATTCTTTGGCTAATTCAAATTATGCAATTCATACCACTATTTCTAATTCATACTCTGCATTAGCGCGTGAGTCATCAGCTCAATTAGGATTTTATCAGCAGTTATTTAAAGATTGGCAAAATATAACAACAGGCACTGGCGATATCACTATTATCGCGCCAGACGGTTCAACGGTTGTTATTCCCTCACTAACTAAAATGTCGCAAGATATAAATGGTAAAGTTAGTCAGCAACAATTATCTAGCCTTGGGGTTGGACTGCCAACGCTGGTCGGTTTGACTGCTCTAGATTGGCAACAGCAAGATTTCCTAACGGGAGCTAACTATATTGGTTCAAATAATATTTGGACCAATGCGCCAGCAGATATTATCTATAATGCAGGTACAGGGGTCAGTATCACAGTCGATTATATCTCCAGTAATTCAACTCGCATTGGATTAACGCTTATTCCAGATACAACATCACAATCAAATTATAAAATATATAAAGTCATATCGGTAGGAGCGAAAGGTTCACGAGTATTTACTGTGCGCCGAGTTCAGAATTCCGCAATACCCGTCTCAATTGCTGATGGTGGGACGGGAGCTATTACTGCACCGTTGGCCCGAACCGCCTTAGGGCTGGGTTCTGCTGCGGTAGCTGATGTTGTTGCAAATAGCGCAGACCAGACAGCAGGCCGCGCTATGACGACAGGCTCAAATGGCATCGGGGGACAAGCGGTAAATTATCAGTCGGTCAACAATGCGTTCCTACACCCAAATGGCACAATGGGTTTCGTCACCGCTACTAATTGGGGTGGGACTACCCCTACAGACACTAGTGGCAGTTTGCCCGCGCATTGGAATGTCATTTCGTTCGGGGTAGGAAACGGTCAAGTTGTAGCGGGGTCTAGAAAATCTATTATCGCTATACAAAGTTATAATGTTGGATCGGGTGCACCGCAATGTTATGTTCGCACAATTCACGACACTGCATTAAGCCCCGCCGTTATGCTCTACCACACGAATAACACTACCGTTGATTCCAATGGTTTCCTGAAAAAAGCCTCACCAGTTGTGAAGCTGTACGGTGATGGTGGATCTGAAACGAATGAAGAATCTGATGGCGTAACATCAGAACGCATCAGCGAAGGGGTCTATAAAATATCTGGAGTGCTGGGGTTTAACTCAGATGATGCATGGGGTGGGGTAGATGGGGGGATTGAGATTCCGACAGACAAAAACAAACAGCCGCTTATTTGGGTTGATTACTCACTTGAAGAGGATGGTGATTTAGTCATTAGGACCTATCACCGCACACATCCAACTTCCCCACAATTTGCGCAGAATAACATCAAAGGTTATGAAGATGGACAGCCAATTGATATCCCGTTAGGGCGTTTTGTTGATCTGCGTGTTCAGATGCCAGAAAGGGAAGAAACAGAGTTACCACTAGCTGAGGAATAAGCACAAAACCGGGCTTAATCGCCCGGTCTGTTTTTTTGTGCCAGCTAATTCATGGGGCAAAAATGGGGCAAAACATTTTCATCTACGTGTAGAGTAGCGATACATTAACTCAGCACTGGATAGAAGAATAAAACCTAGCAATTCATTTTGGCTTTCTAATCCATGGGAATACCCAAGCATTACTGTCAGGGAACATCAGTGTTGCACCATATTTATAGCGGTCGGCTATTTCATCCAACTCATTCTTTTCAATAGAATTTAGAAAGAATGAGAAATCTAACTCAACAGATGTTTCTGGAGAGTCTGTTATGATTTTTAATTTAATTGAATAATCTCTTGTCTCCCAAAATCTATTTTCATAATAAAAATCCATGGCATCTTTAACATTATCTTCATCAGCAATTAACAACTGATTCGTAGCTTTAAGGTTATCTTCTTCTGTGATTTGAAGCTGTGCTCGTTTGCTATTTATGCTTTTTCTAATTTTATACTGGATTTCTTTTATTTTTTGTTCTTTATCACCAACGAATGGGGTATAGAACGATACATTATTCCCCCAGTCTGTTTCCGGTCTAATAGTGAAAGGTGTAAAAATCTTCTGAATATTTGAATCTATCTTCTCAAAGACAGTATAAGCTTGCAGCTCAATTATTTGCTCTCCATACCTCTCTACCATCATTGATATTTTTTTTATTTTTAATGGCTTAGGAGATTCATTTTCAATATTTATATATAACTGAATATTAGGTGCGCCCAAGTAATGTGATATGCCTATAACAGGGGCTGTAGTTAACAGTGGTTTTTTATTCCCAAAATAAGTGCGTATAGGTGGGAGCTGCGACAAAACTAAAGCGATGAACGCGGCTATCGCAGACGCTGCCGTCCAAAATGATTCAGAAATCAAAAATTGAGGCAT